TGGGTAAAGCAGCAACTGGATCCTTACGAGCTCTTTTAGACTCCGCTGCATTTAGCAATATGCAAGGTGGCTTCAAGTTAAGAGGCAGAGTTTCAGGTGGCGAAGTTCAGGTAAATCCTGGAGAGTTTGTTGACTTAGATGCAACAGTCGACGACGTTAACAAAGCAATTATGCCGTTGCCATTCAAAGAGCCAAGCAACTCTTTGTTCAGCTTACTCGGTTATATTGTAGAAGCAGGTCAGCGGTTTGCTAGCACTGCGGACTTGAATGTTGGGGATGTAAATCCTAATGCACCTGTGGGCTCGACGGTCGCACTTATTGAGCAGGGCAGTAAAGCCTTTTCAGCGATCCATAAAAGGTTGCATTATGCCCAAGGTCAAGAGTTCAAGCTCCTAGCCGACTTGAACGCTGAGAACCTTCCGGAGCAGTTTACATTTTCGTTGATAGGTGGCGACTCAGAAGTGTTCGCTGCTGACTTTAACGAACGCATTGATATTCTCCCAGTCAGTGACCCCAACATTTTTTCTACTGCCCAGAGGATTGCTCAGGCTCAAGCTGTTTTACAGATGGCTCAGTCAGCACCAGACATGCACGATATGTATTCTGCATACAAACGTATGTATGAAGCGATTCGAATTCCTAATATTGACGAGATATTGGTCAAGCCTGCAGATGCACCTATGTTAGATCCTATCGATGAAAATATGTCTGTTATGTATGGCAAACCGATAAAAGCATTTATAGAGCAAGATCACGAATCGCACATCGCAGTTCACATGCAGTTTTTACAAGACCCATCGCTCGCTGGAAATCCTGGAGCTGCAGGCATGCAACCTGTTTTAGTTGCCCATGTTGCTGAGCACATTGCGTTGCTTTATAGAACTCGAATGGAAGCAAGTATTGGCGTGCCATTACCAACTATTCCGGACTTGAAAGAAGCTGACTTCCAGTTCGAAGATATCAACCCAGACTTAGACAGGCTAATTAGTCAGCGTGCTGCTCAGGTTGTGCAAGAGGCACCTCAGATGAAAGCGATTGCTGCAATTCAGCCGAAAGGTCAACAGCAGGATCCATTACAATATGCCAAGCAACTTGCCCAACTCGAAGCTGAAGCACTCAAAGCTAGGACGGAAGCCCAAATCGCTGCAGACCAAGCTAAAGCACAGTCCTCAATCGCAATTAAAGAAGCTGAAGCCAAACAAGATATGGAAATCGATGCAGCCAAAGCTCGTGCAGACTTAGAAGCGAAAGTTTTAAAGTTAGAAGCTGAGTTGCAACTAGAACGAGAAAAGAATGCAGCTAAAATGCAGATGGAGGCTATGAAAAATGGATGAATTGTTAGCCTCTATTAGACCAATAAATCCAGCTGCATTCGGTGGCTTGCCTCAAAATCAAGCACCGCAACAAGGAAATCAACCGTTTGACGCAAACCAATACCTGATGCAAAAAGTAATGGAGATTCGCCAGAAAATGAATCAAGGCGAGCTAGGTGCACTTGGCAACGTCATGGCAGCAATGCCACCACCGCAACAACAAGGAGCACCAGCAGCATGAATTATGGAGCACTAAGTTCTCTCCCCAGAAAAACGACTATTGGTGGTCAGCCACATATGTTGGCATATATTAATCCCGAAGAGGAAAGTCTTATTCAAGACTATAGAGGCAACTTGCCTCCTGTTGCTGGTCCTGATGGTGTTCCTGCTTATTGGGATTGGTCAAGTTCAAGTCTTAATCCATCTAATTGGGGTGGAGGAGGTGGTAGTTCAGGTGCAACAACCTCTAGTAGCAATGACGACGATGACGACGATGATGGTCCAGGAATTTTAGAGACATTAGGAAATGCAATATCAACAGCTGGCTCAGCAGTTGTTAATACTATTTCCGACATTGGCAGCAAAGTTGTAGATGTTGCCAGCGATGTTGGCAGTGCAGCTGTTGATACTGTTACAGAAATTGTAACTTTTGGCAGTGCTGACACAGAGACTTACAATCCTGGAACAACATCTACAACTGATACAACTTCTACAACAACAGCTGATACAACAACAGCTGATGCAACTGTGGAAGAATTTATAGATAGCAGAGGTATTTCCCACCCAACTGCTGCTGCAAGAGATGCAGCGAATGCGCAATATGCTGCTGAAGAAGCTGCTGAAAATGATAACACAGTAATAGAAAGTATTGCAAACTTTTTTACACCTAATGATGGAACAACATATATAGACAGTGTTCTTGTTCCTGATGATGTAGGAATAGAAGCAACAGTTGGTGCTAATCCAGGATCATCTTACGATGCTGAGACAGGCAAAATAATAGGATCTGATGGCAGTACAATAAAAATTGGCACAAATGTAAATGCTGACGACATTACATCAAGTCTATATGCCGAGTTGCTTCCTGGAGGTAGTGCAGGAAGTTATGAGGACTTTATAGCTAGATATGATGCAACATCAAAAGCAGCTGCATTAGACCCATATGGCTCAACAACTGCTACAGGTTTTATAGTGAACGAAGGTTTCACAGCAGATCTAGATGGTGATGGTGTTGCAGAAACTTATGAGTCTGGTGGAAGCTATACTGTAAACACAGATGGTTCGGTTGTTGTCGCAGGAAGCGAAGGAGACACAACTGGTGGCTTGAGTCTTTTGGGAGAGTCGCTGATAAATCTTGATCTCGCAGATGCTGTAAACTCAGATGGCTCTAATGTAGTTGCAGGAATCACAGACTTAACAGATCTTGGTGGTGGTGATGAGGATGGTATTTTTGGTGGTGAAAATGTAATCGATAATATTTTCACTAGTGATGCACAACCTTATTCAAGAGACATCTATGGAACTAGGGATGTGATGGGTGATTTTTATGGTGGTCGTTCAGGAGGAATGTGGGATAGATTCATAGGAAGCTATTTAACAAGGTTCGGTTATTCCCCAGAAGGATTCGACGAGATGGTTCGCAAAGTTGAGAACCCAGACGGAACAACTTCTTTTTTTGGTGCTGATGGTGCATTAATCAATCCAGAATCACTCGGCTCTAATTATAGACTTTATGGCGACCCAACCGAGCTTAAAATTGGTGAGGAACAAGTTAAAATCGGCTCGCAAGATTATGATGCGCAGGGCAATTTGCTTACAACAAATTACACATCTGCATACAACCCTGATCTAGATATAGACATTTTAGCAAAAGGACAATAGAATGGCAGACCAAACAGAACAAATGAACAGACTTTTAAAAGAGCAAACAGGTGCAGCTATAGCTCCAGATGAGATGGAGATGTCTTACACTGTAGATGGCAAAGCAGTAAGCATGAAACCTTCGGAAATGGATGCAGCTAGGGCAAGTGGCGAAATACAAATGATTAATAATGCCCAGATGGGTCTTATGGAAATGGATCCATCAGGGTCTAAAGACATTATAGACGGTTTAGAAATGACAAAGCAAAAAGTTATGGCTGGTGGTGCACTTACTGAAGGCGAGTCATCTGGCATTATGTCTATTTTACAAAGCCTCGGTGGTGCACTTCGTGGATTAATGGGTGGTGGAGAAAAGAAGAGCTACATGGTCGATGGTAGAGTTGTCGAAATGACAGACCGAGAGATGATGTCGGCTAAAAATGCTGGCATTTTAGTTCAGGATGTAGAGTCCGGAATTAGAGATATGGAAATGAACAAATAGGAGGTTAATATGGCTGAAGTAAATGTAGAAAATATGGAAGAGAATGCTGAGCTCTTTATGGAGAAAATGGGTTTTGCTCACGACTCCGAAGGTTTAGAGCTTTCCGACGACCAACTTGTAAACTTTTTGCTGCTTTGTCACCAGATGCAACATGGCATTGGCGACGAGTATGAAGAAGAGGAAATGATGGAAGATCACGACTCGGATGTTAAAGTCAAAATTATGAAAGTTGGCTCTGGCGACGATGTTCATTCTATGATGAATCAGCTTCTAGGAGGTTAATATGCCGAAACCAAAAGGAAGTAAGTCTTATTCCCCAAAGCAGAAGAAACTTGCTGCTATTGCGAAGCCTCGTAATAAAATCACAGGTGCCGATTTTAAAAAGCTTAAAAAGAGGAAAAAGTAAATGAGTGCTGTTGGTTCAGTAGTCAAAGGACTTATTGGAAAAGGCACAAAAGCATTTGATGACATGGATTTTGGTGCTTTAAAAGACTTGCAAGGAAACAGTAGTGTTCTGTTGGGAGAAAGAGAAACACCTTTGCCTTTGAGTGACTTTCTTAAGATGTTGCCAGAAGACTTTGAGCTTACAGTTAGCTCTGTTGCTGAAGAAATAAATCGTTTGCCAGATGAACTTGATGATATAAAATTTAATTTATTAAGGGAACTTCGTGAAAAGTATCCTGAGAAAAAAGGTGAAAAGTAATGGCTGGCAGAAAAGGATTATATGCCAACATAAATGCTAAAAAGAAGCGAATAAAGGCTGGTTCTGGCGAGAGAATGAGGAAGCCAGGAACGAAAGGTGCTCCGAAAAAATCTGATTTTAAGAATGCGAGGAAAAGTGCCAAAAAAGTTTAAAAAAGTTGCTAAGACCAAAAAAGGTGTTCCTAAAAAATACCTGCAAGGTGCGAAGAATCCTAAGGCAAGAGAGAAGGAAATAAAAAGGACTGCTAAAAAATACAGGGAAGGCACGCTTACAAAAGCAGAAATGCAAAGAATAAGCAAGCAAAGGAGCAAAAGTTAATGGCAACAAAACCTAAGAAAAAAGCC